GGACCAAATGTTTGTTCCAACCGGAGAGCACGTTCTTCATCTCTATCCGCTCTACCGTAAAAGAACTGAAAGCCGTGGTCCTGTACTTCACCCTCATTAGTAGGGACGGGTACTTCGACTGCTTCTTCTTCTCGTCCTTTTCCGACATATGCCCGTAATTCTTCTAATGAGGCAGTTCCCAGATCAGGTTGATCGGTTACTTCCTTTTCTTCCCGTTCTTTAAACAGGGCGGGTCGCCCCTGTTTCATTTGGGAAAGGGTATCATTTATTTGTTCTTCGGATGCTTCTCCAAAGTCAATAATATCACCAGAGGGCAATCTAATCTGTGCCATAGACTAAGACCTTAGTAATTCTTCCCAGTTTTTTATAAGGCGACCACTTTCGGGGTCAATTAGCCTTTTATAATCTATTACGATCTCTTCTCCTGTGCGACCCGATTTGAACCCCTCAAAACTTCCTTTAAGCGCCCTTTTTCTTTCCTTTATCATTTGGTCGGTTGGGCCTTCGAGTCGCCCTACAAAGTTACGCTCCACCCAGTTATTCTCTTCTCTGTCGATAACATTATATTTATCTACTATCCCTTGCACAAGCTGCCCACGGATACGCTGTAGATTTTCATGCATTACTTCTGAACTGGCAAAAATTATGTTCCTGTCTTTAAGTAATCCTACAATCTGCTCCGCTAATGTACGATCGATGTTGGATATGTTTCTTGATCCTTCACCTAACAACTCTTTAATCATTCGATTGGCCACAAATTGCAATCTGGACTCATATAGCTTTATGTCTGTGTATTTAAGCTTGTCTAGGTCCCCCAGGAAAGTGTCATCAAAAGCATTAGCAAGACTGTCTATTTGGTTCTTCATCCAAGGATAAGCGCCTGTAATCTTACTTTCCCCGTCCTCACCTACATTGCTAATTATAATGCTATCAAGTAATCCTACTAAAATATGTCCGTTACGAACCCCCGTTAAGGCTTCCGCATGATCCGATTGGGAGGCCCTTAGTTGTGCCATCCCCTTCTCCCCAATCTGTAAAGCTTTGGCAGCAGCAGCATCGGCGGTCGCTATAATTTTAAGACCAGCAGTCTCCCTATCAATTTGTGCTTGCACCATAGAAGGTAGACCAAGAGGATAATCTTTAAACCTACCAGATAGGTAGTCTGCGTCACTCATACGGAAGACATCCCATTTGTTATATTCTTGTCCTGTTACTGGATCAGTATAGTCTTCAGTAAAGGCCAGCCATTTGGCGTTGCGTAGATCGGCTGCTGCGGCAGCCCTGTCTTTGCGGACAGATTCTATCGCATACTGGCCAGCGGAAAGACCAACTTGTCTCTTGTAATCCCGCTTGGCTTTCTCATCATCCGTAAAGTCACCCATAGTCGCCAAGACGCCATTTGCTATATTCTCAATAGCACGTGGACTTTGCCCAGCAGCAATCGCCATGGCCATCTTTATGAGGGCCATTCCTTGCTCGTATTCGGTCATGCCTTCGTACTCTGGAACAGCACTTTTAAAATCTTCCATGTGCTTCTGTATCAGGGCGCTAGTCGCCTCTGGGTCATCTTGGCTAGCACTATCGAGGATAGCGCGGCGACGGGCTTCGATATCGGTAACGTCATCGTCAGCGTCAGCGGCCACTTCGCCAGCCTCCTCTGGTACGACGGGCACTTCGCCACCGGCCCCTTCGCCACCGGCCCCTTCGCCACCGGCCCCTTCGCCACCGGCCCCTTCGCCACCGTCCTCTTCTGCTTTACCGCCAGGGAAATCCGATAAAGCCGCCCAGGTCACTTCGCCCGAATGGTCCTCTCCGTTAGCGGCAGCGGCGAAATCCGGGTCGCCCGAATGGCGAGACCCTGTTGTTATGTCCTCTTCGTTAGCATCCCTTTGGTCCCCCAGCGGGTAATGCTGACTTTCAAAAGCGGCAGCGTCAGCGGCAGCGGCAGCGGCAGCGTCAGCGCCAGCGGCAGCGTCCATGCGCTCCATAACTTCCCGCTTTAAGGTGTCTGGTTCAGGACCAGACATAAAATCCTGAACCGCTTTCTTATATCGATCGGGGTCCCCACTGGCTGCCGCGGCTTGGAGGGTCATAAGTGCATTGTGGGAAGCCCCTGCGCCAAGGCCGGTTTGATGGTCTGGGTGTTGGCTTATCAATCTTTCTGCGGGCGTGTCGTTCTGGGCAAGCGGGTACGTACTATCCATACTGGCCCCACCAGCGTGCTGGGTTTCAGAGAGCCTCCGATTGTAGAATGCCTCCGATACCGCAAGACGAAATTCATTTGCGTCCATCTGTGGGCCTTCTTCCGTGGCCATGAGCGCATCGGAAATTTGCCCCAGTTCCAAGGCATATTCTGGCCGGCTAGCAATCATAATATTTAGGGCTTGGATCTTCTCCCAGCCCAGCGCCTTATCACCCGTTCGCTCGAGCATATAATCATAGGCGGTACGCACTTTCCCCGCGATTTTATCCCCATAGTGATTCGCCAAGCCCATCAGTAATCTCTGCGCGTGGACTGGAATCACCCCCACCTTCTCAAGGCGAGTGGGGGGTTTATCCTCAAAGAGGGACTTTTTCCACCAAGGTGCCTCACCGGCGGGTGATGGTCGGTAGTCTCCCAACCAGTCGTCCTGACGGTTGGGAGGGAATATCATATTGAAACGAGCTTCTTCCGTTGAAATTGGTTCAATGGGAACGCTAGGGAGAAACGGATTAAGAAGGAAATTGGTTGTTCCCCCCTCAGTAGTCGGCGGATTCACCATTGCACCCCAGTCCGTGTCATTAACTGCCGCACCACCCTCGGACATGGACAATGTACCACCGCCCATGGGGTTAGTGGCGTCCTGCGTGACAGCCTCGATCAGTGGCGTTGACGAGGAGAGAATGCCCGCTGCCGGATTATTTTGCATGGGGATGCTTATGGGCAGCATGCCGCCGTTAGCAAACAGCTTACGTTCCGCTAAAACTGAACGAACTGGGGATCGTCTAATCATCATCCTGACGGGTCGTCCTTAACGCCAAATAGTCTACCTATGGGATTATTGAGAGCCTTGTTTAGCCCGAGAGCGCCAATCCCCAAACTAACGTACTGGGAGAGAGGACTCGGTGACGGCGCCACGTTTTGGCCCAAGGTGGAACCCGCTGAACCAATTGAAGGTTTAAATACATCGGCAGACCAAGCAATGCGCTGGAAGGGCTCATAGGCCTGTTGAAGTGCGGTTTGTCTTGCTGCGTCAAGCTCTCTTTGCGCTTGGGTTTGCCCCAAGGCTCCAAGCTGTGATTGCATCTGAGCTTGCTGCGAGAGAAGGTTCTGGCCGTACCCGGAGATATTTGTTTGAGCGGTTCCGAGAGAGCCCAGACCACCCGCCAGCCTGACGGCCTCTTGCGATTGCGCTTGGCCCAAGCCAGCCAGTAAGCCGGCAACACCCTGCTGCCGGCGCTGCTGGCTCTCGAAAGTTGTTTGTGCGGCGGCTTGCGCTTGGCCGTAGTTTCGGCTCAAGTCTTCAAAAATACGGCGGCTTTGCATGTCGGCCAAATTGCGGTCTAGTTCCGTTCCCGCAATACCCTGCCGAGCGCCACCAAAAGCACCCGCTCCTACCGCTTGGGCAGCTAACTGGTTTCTCTGTATATCCGCTTGCCGTTGCATCTCGCCAAGGGCGTCTTGCGTAACCGCTTGCTGATAGGGGTCCATGAAGGCGGCGGCACTTGTCGGATCGTAGGCCCCCGTAGTACCTGCCGCCTGTTGTGCGGCTTGCGCGAACATACCCGGAACACCAGCGGCACGTTCTTGAAGGGCACTCACACCTGTGCCCAAGGTCTCTGCGCCGGTAGTCAAGTAGGGTTGGTATTGACCCAAGCCCGCGCCCAGTGTGCGAGCCTGTTCCGTGAGGGGATCCAAACCCGCGACCTGAATTGCGGGTACATCTACCCCCACTTCTCCTCGGGCCATCGCCTGATCGAGGATTTTTTTCTGGATATCCTCGAGATAAGGAGCTTGGCGTACAATATTCGCAGTGGTGGTAACGTCAGCCATTATGCTCTTCCATGCTCAAAGCGATTCATCATGTCGTACATCCGAGCCGCTCCCAGATTGCGGTCCCCTCCGCCAGCGTTCCTGACGGCTTGGGCCGTCATTACAAACTCACCATCCGAGAGCCGTGCGGGAATGCTGTCGGAAGTACCCGTGCCACGGCCAACGACTTCACCGCCTCGAGCCTCCCACAGCAGCGCGTCGCTTGCATCTTCTGTTCCAGCAGACACTTCATCATTGTGAAGCCGATAGTGTATCGATTGGTCGTCCGTGGGTAAAAGATCTCTGTAAAGTATATTCTCAGGGTTAGTCAGTTCCCCCACTGTATACCACTGCTGGTAGTATTTTAGTGCTTGCTCCGGGGTAATTCCCGTTATATTAGCCAACTCATCAATAGAGTACTTCTGTGGCCCCCTCCATTGTGTCACTAGATCTCGTGCTTCGGGTGAGTGCTTATCCTCTATCGTTAGCCACTGCTCATAAGCACCTCTCTCTGCATCAGTCCACTCCGTCACATCGTCCGGGGGAGCCCCTGTACCGCCCGTGAAAATGGCGGAGCCAAGAGCAGCAGCAGTAGTAACAGTAGAAAGGGGATCCTGTGCGGCCGCCTTCAAAAGCCACTCTCCACCTTGTTTCACCAAACTATCGCCACCAGAGCCAACGCCAGACTCTTTGACGGCAGCCATATAAGCGTTGGGGATGTCAGCGGTGGGAGCGGGAGCGGGAGCGGGAGCGGTAGCTGGCACTGGCGGGGGGGCTATACGGCCTAGTGGTAGTGGGTATGGACTGGCGGCGGCGGCGCCAGCGCCAGAGCCAACGGTAGTAACGCCAGGATACCCTCCCCCAGTAGTTAGCAACGGGGCACTGACCACGGCAGCGGGTCCGGGTCCAAAATTACTGACGCCAGCGCCAGCGCCAGCGGCAGCGGCGCCGCCAGCGGCAGCGGCGCCGCCAGCGTTGGGATTGTAAGCGGGGAGAAGACTTGTTAGTGATCCCGTTAGTGCTCCCGATCCAAAGATACCTTGAGCAAAGGGATTAGCTGCTCCTGCTGAGAACAAGTTACCAGCAGCTTGGAAAGGTGCCGTGATCCCGCTGGTCAAGCCCTGCGTGAAACCTGAGGCAGCGCCCGCGATGCCGCTTCCTGCCGGACTTCCCATGGCCCCCATTACACCTTGACCCAAGGCTTGCATCCCATAAGACATGGCAGCAGATCTCAGAACATCCCCCCACGAGCCTCCTTGAAGCTTGGTCACTAAACCGGACGCTATAATTCCGCCGATACCAGGGGCAATCAGGTTGCCCACAATGGGGGCTATAACGGGAAGCGCCCTTTTGAAAACCCTCTTTACGGCCCGAAAAACCTTTTTGAAGAAGAACTCTGGTTGACCCGTAATGGGATTAATTGAATTTAAGTCGTTGCCGACCACATAACGATTAGGGTCCTTAATCCCCATCATTTGCATCTGGCGGAATAGATCGTTTTTCAAGCCCGGATTGGCTGCCAGAATTTCCTGGGGGACAATGGTTTCGCCCTCGGCGGCATGAACCATGTAATTGTCGCCGTAGCGACCCAGGGTGGCTAAGCCACCAGCTAAAGCTTGGGCCGTGGGCTCACCAGAAAATTTGGGGGCAGTATTTACCGTCATCAGGAAATCTCCAGCACACTCGCGAAGACATAAATCTTCGACGCTGTATCACAGTTGAGTATCAGCGTATCGCTGGCCTCTAGAACAAATGGGCCAGTGAGGGACGTGTCTGCGAGAGTTCCTATACTGTTCTTCTCCAACGTGGCCGTTACAGAAGCAGAACTGTCGGTTATCTTAGGGTACACTACTACAGTACCACTGTGACTATTATACAAATTCACATTTTTTACAATAGCCTGAGTGGCACTGGGACAGGTGTAGATAGTAACATCTCCAGTAGAACCCACTAAAGTGGCGATATTTTTATATGCGGAGGCCATTATTCCATAAACCAAGCCATAGCATTATTATCGTCTTCGCCGCTGATTACAGCGGGAAAGTCCATTTTCGTGAGGGCCATTTCCAGATCCCGGAGGATACGGGCAAAAGTATCCGCGTCATACGCATCAGGAGCCATGGGCATTGCGTGATCCAGCAATTTAGCCATTAACGCCTCCCATCCGGGTGCATCTCAAGGCGTAAATCGCCCAAGGTCCAAGTAATGTCCGTGGTATCGCTCTCGATCCTTAGCGCGGCTTGCCGGGAGCGGCCTCGCAAAAACGCCTGTTGCGTGGAGGCTGTAACGGCGTTGGTGGAGTTCGTGCCCAAGCTATCCCCAGGGAAGTTTCGTGTCTTCACGATGTAATTAACGGAGGCATCCGCATCGCTGCTTGTTATATCTATATCGGGTATCAATCGGCGGATGAACATGAACTGCTCACCATCGCCAAGATCAAAATCTGCGGATTCGATGAACGCCGTCATGGCAGAGCCGTCGTCGTCGTCACCGTTTTCCTGTATATAAACGTAGTTCGTGCCGTTGGACGCCCCACAAGCTCTCGGGTTGTTGTGAACGCCGTAATCCACCCATGCGGTCCTCGACAGTGAGCCCAAGTCCCAGGTATTTTCGCTGAAGTTGAACTTGACGTAGCGATCTATCTCGGTGGCGTCCGCGCTTGGGTAGAACCAAAACACCTCGTCAAACATCCTGTTGGACGCGGCAAAGCATTTAGCACTCTGGTCCAGGTTTATGGAGTCGAACACGTGCCGCAACAAGGTGCAGGGGATGACTTGGATACGGCCCGTATAAATGTAGAAGTTCTCCCGGTCCATCCAGAACACTTTGTCGCCCACGGTTGTGACGGCATTGGTTCCGATAATCGACACATTGTTGGCCAACATGCTGATACCAAACGTGTAGGGCGGTCCCGTAAAGCGCATGGCATGAAGGGCAGTGTCGGTCCAGATCAGCATTTCCTGGCGTGTCTTTTGAGCCGCGAGGATCTCCGAGCCAGACGAAATGCGCTGCGAGCCAGCGGTATTGGTCGCCGTAGGGGTCCAGTCAAAAGGACTTTCCTGGTCGGACCAGCGGATCATCAATAAATCCTGAGCCGTTTCGCTCATCGGGTTGCAGCCAAAACAAACGACATGGCGATCCGCCCCCGAAACCATGATCCGGCGGCTAATGGTCGGCGCGTCGGAGGCCCCCGTCTGGGAAGCAAAAGTCGTGGCCCGTGTGCCAAGGCCCAGTGTTTTATCCCAATAATACGGAGCGCCGTCATAGACGTTAAAGAACAGGTCCTCGCCCCAGTTATCCTGTGACCACAGGCGAATCTGCTGAGAGAAGGTGATGGCCGAAGCGCCACCCCATGAGACAAAATCGTTGGCTTCTTGAACAGCTACACCATCAGCATGAGCGGCTGCTGTTGTCCCTCGAACCCCCCGGACAACCCCAGCATCAAGGGTATGGGAGGTTTTCCCAGTATATTGAATGAGTTCGGATTCTATTAAAATCAACCCAACAAAGGTGGTCGTCGCTCCACTAGTATGGAGGGCGGCGGTGGTTCCGTCTGAACCGCGTGTCAACCCCCCTAGAACATTGCTGGCATTAGTTGAGTAGCGAATCTTCTCACTGTCTATGAGGACGGTTCCCACGCTGGGAAAGGAAGAAGAATCCGCCAACGGGAGGGTGGTATCGGCAAGAGCAACATTTGCTGAAATCGTAGTAGCCACCGTTTCAAAATCAGTGGCGCTGGTTAAGGTCAGACTGGTGTCGGAATCAGAAATGCCCCCGGCATCATTAAGTGTGGTCAGCGTGTAGCCCGACGAGTAGCCATCCCACAATCCAGCACCCCAGCCCGTACCAGCCACCTCCGCCGTAAGGCCTCTGTTAATTTGATAGTTCGCAATAACGGAAGCGCCGCCTCCGGCAGTCGTCCCAGAAGTGGCACTCCCGCCGGTATCTATAGTGTAGGAATTTGAAGTGAGGAGCGTTATCTCATGCTCTGTATTCAGTTGCGCCGCCGTTATGCCATCGGTTGTGGTCGCACCGCTATATGTGACAAAATCACCGTTCACGGCCCCATGACCAATATCCGTCACGGTCACTACACCACTGCCGGAACTTCCTGTCGTAAAGGGGTTCGACCCCAGCGTTATGGTTCGCCGTATAGGCGTTATGTCGTTATAGCTCCCACCTTCTTCTATATAAAATTTACTGTCCGTGCCAAGTCCCATGTATTTGGAGCCATCGAGCGCGGCCCAAACATGAAGAGACCGACCCGTGCCGTTTATTGTGCCACTACTGAGACTGGTCCACCCACCCATCTTCTCCGGGCGTCCTTTGCGAAAACGGATTAAGTCCGAATTATACCAGCCGTTTTCATCGCCGTAAGAGGTGGTCTCACGGTTTACTCCAGGTTTAAATTGCACTTTTACAAGCGGCATTCGAAGAAATCCATATACAGAGAGATGTGGCAACGGCTTCAAAGCCAAAATTAGTTGTGAATGTAGAAGCCATCAGCTTCTCCTATAATCATTCTGGTTCCGTGGGCCATACCCAATCAGCAGTATCCCATTTAGTCATGTCAGCAGTAGCTGGAAGATCACGCAATGCTTGCCTATACGAAGCCATATCCGATGACATAGCAACATCGCTTAAAGCATAAAAATCTGTATCTGCTAATTTTGCATTACGGATTTCTCGTAAGTAACCCATATTCTTGGTATCACGATCCGCCCGTTCATCGGCGGTCATACTTCTAACTTGTTGGGTTATCTGCACATCGTCTGCATTAATAACAACTTGGTCAGAATCCAGTACTTCATTATAGGCTGGAGTAACTTTTGTTTCTGTTAGAGGTAACCATCCAATAGTTTTAAGAAAGGTGTTATCCCCCTCCGATAAATTAAGTCCAGATATATTTTTCCAGTTTTTAGGTAATTTACCTTTGTAGTCTATATTTCCATCTATTACATGAGCATACATTACATTTTCTCCTTACGCACTACCCGCTGTTGAAGGAACACCAACGTCAATTAATGCGCCATTTTGTACGGAATAATTACCGCCTGTCCCATTATTAGTCACAAATTCAGCAGGCGTGCCGGTCATGTATATTGTAGGGGAGGTGCCTGTTGGTGTAGACCCATCAGACCCAAGATCTACAGGAGCGCCAGAAGCATCTATGAACTTACGCCGATTACCTACTACAGACATATCGAGATACTGACCCCACGCAACCCATAATTCATAAATCGAGAAATTTAACATACTTCTTGAGCCGTTGCGATCTGAACCAATCCAATGATTAGTAGAGGAAATGGGGATATTTCCTCCAGAATAATTTCCTCCTTCAGTATTTGCTTCGTCTCCATCATCAACAAAATAATGACAATTATCTTTGTCATTAGTATCTAACGAGACACAAACATGATGCCAGACAACATCTGGCCAAGTTGCACCGCCGGGGTTATTGAATTTAGAATCTATATCATCATCAGAACCTTTAGACTCAAATTGCCATTGGGACGCTGCTCGCAAAGTAACATTTTCAGACTGGTTAATAAGAAAAAAGTCGGCCGGTGTACCGGCCGCATGAATTTTATACCAATAACTCCAAGTGACATAATCGCTACCGGACAAACCCGTTAAATCAGCACCTCTTGAAAGGTCTGTCGTCCCATCAAAGTACACAGCACCACTAGTAGATACCCCTCCTCCAGCAGCACCCATCATTCCTCTTTTAATATTAGGCATTATGAACTATCCGCACTGGCAACCATACCATGCCAAATTGTGCCCCCATCCGTTGTTGTGAAAACTAGAATGTCTAAACCACTAGTAGTTAAAGT